CAAATACTTAAGCTCAGTAGCTGTAAGTTGTTCTGACTTACCTAATTCTTGGAAGCCTTTAACAACATCAAAGATATAAGCAAGACCATAGTAATCCGGGTTCTCTTCAATGGCATTCTTAATATTGTCATTGCTATCAAGACCAATACCAATTGCTTTTGCAAATTCTATTGAGTCCTTAGGAGCTAATTCATCATTAGTAGAAAACTTCTTTACTAAGGCATTGAGATTTGCCATAGAGACATTCTCAGCTGTCTTAGAAATGTATTCTGTTTTAGGTGAGCTTTTGAAGCCTGCCTCCCAACGGTTCAAAGTATTATCAATAGAGAGTGATGATTCTTTAACTTGGAAGTTATATCCTTTGGTGTCCTCATCAACAAATGCAAATAACTGCATGTACTTGATTCTTGGTTTACCAAAGTCTTGTAAGAACCTTCTGCTTATTTCTATTTCAAATTTGTTTTTGGTAGTAGATGGGTTTGGATACTTGGTATCAAATAGTTGTTTGATCTCAGGAAACTTCTCTGACTCTTCTTTTAGTTTCTCATAAGCTACATACCTGTCTCTTTCTCCGCCAATAGTTCTAGCCAAAATGCTAAACACAGTGTTGAAATCAGCACGTTCCTTAAAGCCCAATCTGTTTGTTGGAGTAGACCCGTCTTTGTTTACTTTAAATAAACTTTTGAGAAGGTAAGTAGTTTCCTTACTCATCATTTGCTGTAAAGAAAGCTTACCCTGAAGAAGGTCATTGTTCATTTCTTCAGTGCCCACATTGACTTCTGCATCAACAGTTTCTCCTTCTTCATTTACAGGCTCATTATATCCAACCTCATACTTAGCTCTACCAATCTCATAGTCTGATTTTTCCATATGGTATTTAACCATACCGGATTTTTCATCACCCCAGTTACCTAGTATTTGCTGTAGAATTCTAACATTGTCTCTAACAAACTCTTGGTTCTCAGTTAAAACAATATCATTAATCTTAGGATTAATAGTAATCTTAGTAAAGTTCTTTGCCTTACTTGCTTTATAGTTTTCAAACTGAGCTTCAGCATCAGCAAGCTTTGATACAATAATGATATCAGCCGGACCCTTACCTTTTTTAATGGTGTTATGGGTATAGAAGTCTCCAACAATCTTGATAGTATCATAATAGTTTTCACCTCTTACTCTCTGACCTTTCTTGTTAGATGCCGATAGGTTGGTAAAGTCTTTGATTTGAGATGCCAAGAACACATATTTGTCCTCACCATTCTTAGCTTTGATAACAGCAGCAGCTTGTTTTTTAAGCTCACCTATTGTATTAATACTATTAAAGTCTATGTCAGCTTCAGTTGTCTCAAGCTTATCTTGTTCTGCTTTAAGTTTAGCCTCAAGTCTGCCTTTAGCTTTTTCATACATCCAGGCTCTCTTAGCAGGTTCAACAAGCATCACTATAGATGCAGCCTTTAAACCATTGTCAAGTTCACCTTTAAGTTCAGCAGCTTGTTTTCTTTTGGTATAGATGTCATCTATTAGTTGAGAAAAGATACTGTCAATGCTGTCTACAGCTAGTTCAGAGTCTTGTGGGCTTAAAGCATCCTCTCTTGGATTAGTAACTTGTCTGACACCACGGTCCAACTCATACATCATCACATTGTCTATCAGAGGAGAATAGCTGTTAAACTTACCTAAGTAAAGTTTATCAAACAACTCTTTAGCCATTGGGGAATTCAAGCTATCAATCTGTACTTCTTTCTTATTGAACTTTTTAAGTACTTTACCAAATAGCTGTTGCAAGAATTCAACAATTCTTCTGAAGATGCTATTTCTTTTAGGAGCATTTTTTTTAGCCTTACCTGTTTTTACATAGTCTCTAAAGTCCTCAGCTAACATCTCTTCCAATTCACGGAATGACTTGGTAGCATAAGGCTGATTACCTTCAGGTGTAGTGTAGTTCTTTAATTCATTGTACAATGCAATCTTCTGATCTTTAGTTAAGAATAACTGAGAGAATGCGTGCCAAGACTCATGGTATATAGTCAAGTTCTGGTATACAGAACCTTTGCTTGTGTTTACATTAATGCTTGCTATCTTTCCGTTTGGATCTGCAAGATTACTTGCATGAGCAATAAAGGTTGCATATACATCAGAGTTAACTAAGTTAGCAGCATGTTGTAAGCTAATAAGATTTCTTAATGGAGCTATCTCAGGACTGTTCCACCATCTTTTTGCTTCACGGATCTTAACAGGATTGATGAACTCTTTCTTAAATCCTTTTCTATCTAATCCTTTGAATATATCATCATCAAGATCAATGTCATCTATATTGTCCTCTGTAAATATTTTTCCTACTGCAGAGTTTACATTAGTTGGATTTTGTGCTCCAGGAACTGTTACATTATCAATGATATCAGCCTCAGTTGCTTCTTTAGTTTTCTTCTCTACTCTCTCCGGAGTCTTAACTTCTTTTTCTGGAGCAAAGTCAGTCTCAGCTACATTACCAATAAACTCAGTACCTAAGTATACCTGAACTACATCCGTGAATACTTTACCGTCTTTTGTTTTAATCTCAGGATTAAGCACAAGAGTAACAGTTTTTCCTTTGTCATCATCAGTAAGCTTTCTATCAGAGATATTATAAAAACTAATCTGATTACCGTCCTGCTCAAATACATCCCAAAGAGTTTTCTTAGTAAAGAACTGGTCAATCTTACCACTTATTTCTTCACCTTCTTTGAGTCTTTCTACAACTCTATCCTTTGTATTTTTATATGCTGTAGGCTTAATGTTTACATCACTTGTGTTTTCAATAGCATTACCAAGCAAGCTTTCCGGTGTATCAAAGTTTACTACATAGTTATAGAATCCTGGGTCAGCCCCTGTAATTAAAATATCTGCTTCAGATTGAGATAAGAAGTCAGTGTAGCTTTTTGATACAAACTTACCATTTTCATATCTTAGATATTTCTTAGAAGCTAAGCCATCATTGTCATAACTGATAAAGCTTCTTTTACCATAAAGATCAAAGCCACCCTCCATCAATACCTTTACAATGTCATCTTGCATTGCTTTAAGTTCTTCAGGAGCTGCTTTTACTAATATGCTGTTGGAAAGATTCTTTCCTTTACCTACTGGGTTTTTAAAACCATGGTCCTTATAGATATTAAAGTACAAGTATAATTCAGATGGATCATACACAATCTTGTACTTTCTAGTCTTACCGTCTATGTCTAAAGATGTAGGTAAGAACTGATCAACAAATTTCTTTTTAGCAGCGTACTCTATCTTAGGATTAGTAAGCACCTGTGCAATCTCTGTAGCAATATCTTCAGTAATCAGTGGTCTGTCAAGTTTAAATACAGTACCATTAATTTTAATTGTAGCTTCTCCACTCTCTAGTTTATCAGTACCCTTAGAAGTTGTTTTAATGGTTCTGTAAACATTCTTTGTCATGTTAGGGAAATTCAACAAGTCTTTGAGAGATATTCTTGTTGCTGTCAAGTTTGCCGGGATACCATTTGTTATACCAGTAATTGGTAACAAAGGAGCTTGGTTTTTTAATGCTTTTTCTTGAAGGTCATACAGCTCTTTCATTTGCTCTTGCTGTACATTCTCAACCATTCTTAGATAAGCATTAGGTTCACCATCAGCTTCTTTGTTATAAGTAAGTCTAGCAATTTGTTTAGGGTTGAGAACTTGATCTGTTTTGTTATAGATGTCTCTTACAGTATACTTACCATCATTAGTTTTTCTAGCAACTCTTAAGAATTGGTAAATAGGTTTACCATTCTCTTTAGTGGTGATGTCTCCGTTGTCATCAAAGTACATTGTTTGCCCAAACTCATTAGTAACTAGTAAGATTACTCTTTGCTCTACCTGTGCAATGTTAGGGTCTATATCTTCTTGCTTGATCTTTTTTTCTTTAAGCTTTTTTCTGATACTTCTTGATTCAACAATTTGTTTTAATGTATCTGCATCAAGCAAAGAATAGTTTGGTCCAGTTGCAAATTGGTCTAGATTAGATGCCTTAAACATCAATCTGTTACCATCAATAACAACTCCGTTTGTAGGATCTGTCATGTTTTGAGCAGCTTGTATCTTAGCTAACCCTTTGATAATGTGCACCTTATCTTGTGCAACAGTTTCTACATAGACAAAACCTTTGCGCTTCTTGTTAGGATTGATTGTAACAAAGTTTTGTAGAGTACCACTCATTGGACTCCAGGTTTGGAATCTAGTTGGTTCTTTAACTTTTACTTCAGCAGGAATAGGTACTTCATTTACCTTAGCTTTCAAAGCTCTCTTCTGTTTAATCTCAGCTTTTTTTTGAGCTTTGTCAGCCTTAACACTAAGTGTGTCAATCACATTGGCAATACCATTATCTGCCTTAAACCTTTTGTTAAGCTTTTGTAGAGCAGTAAGATTAACACTCTCTAGCTCTTCAAAGTATGTATTTGCCGCATCAATAATCAATCTTGGTACAGACTGTAAATATTTAGCAGCTACCTCAGGTGAAGTAGCTTCCGCAAACTTTTTATACATGTCTTTCAAGTATGCCTCATGGTCAAAATTATCTTCCTTAGAAGATGCTTTTAATTGTGCAGTGATGTGTTTGTATAGTAAGCTTACAATCTCAGGATTATTGATTGAACAAGTGATCATTACTGACAGTTTTTAATTTCTTTTATTAAATCTTTTTCAATTGAAGCAAGGCTTTGTTTCATACCTTCTTCATGTGCTTTGTCTTTAAGTGCAGGTGTTGTGATAAATTGATCTACAGTGCCCTGTGATTCTTCAAGATGACTATCCTCTACAGGAGTAGTTTCATATGAAGTATCTTCTGGTTTTTCTCCCATCATTTCTTGTTCAGTTAAATAATCTCTGCCAAGTGTATCCATTCTGTGGGTAGTTGGTTTGCCGTTTGCATCAGCTAAAACCACAGTTCCATCATCATTTATTTTGTCAACAGTGTATTCATCAAAGTTATCATTTTTCTTATAAATTTTTGTGCCCACAGGGTAGTTATTTTCAAGCTCACTACCAACAGATTCAAACTCTTCAAGCTCTCCTTCTTCCTCCATATCTACTGGAGTTTCAAACATTTCTTCAACATAACCTGTCATGTCTACAATAGCCTGTTTCATGGCATTGAAGTCCGTGATTTTAGTAGTTACAGTTTTCTTCTCAGTGTCTTTGATGTATGGAGAGTTTAATAGCTTCTCCAGCTTCATTAACTCAAGATCTAAAATGTCTATTGCAGGTTTAATATAACCCTGGTCAAGATTTTCTTTGATGTCTTCTAGTACAGAAACAGTGCTTACATTAGAAGCATGCCATTTAGTATTAAACATCAAGTTAAAGATCTCTTTTTGGTAGTCAGCTAATTCTGCAGCTTGTTTATCAGTAGCACTGTTTACCTTAAGATACTGAATTCTTTTGACACTTTCATGAATTAATTCAGATACTTCTGAGCTATTATACTTATCAATAGTAATTGCATTATACTCTTCATCTGTTAGTATGCCAGAAAGATGTAATGTTTCAGCTGCAATTAATTGTCCAGCAGTAGGCTCACTTGTTCTGTTTGCAAAGTATTCTTCATGAGTATTAAATCTGCTTTCAAATTGCTCATCTGCTTCCAACTGCTCTTGAATAAACTCACTGTAAGGATCTAAGTCAATCTCATCAAAACTAACATTAGTTTTAAGCTTGCTTAGCTTATCAGTTATCTTATCAATTCTTTGTTGGCTGCTGTCTTTAGTTGTTTGATATTTGTTGATCACATTGTTGATCACACGCATGCTTCCTTCTTTGTTTAAGTCAGCTCTCTTAAATTTAATTAAGTTAGTCAACTCATCAGGAATAGCAATATTGTTTTTAGCAGCAAACTCAGTCATGTGCTTCTCAATACCATCTAATGTTTTTACATTGGCTTTAGTATTTTCAGCAGTAACTTTATCCAATTGAGCTTTGTAAGAGTCCATTTGTTTTTTAGCAACAGACTCAAGACCTGGAATTAGTTTAACAGCACCTTGCGGGAATAAGATATTAAGTTTATCTTGAACAGGCTCTCTGTATAATGGAATAAAGAACTTGTATGCTTTGTCATTAGTCTGTTTAAATACTAATTGCCCAACATCATTTCTTTTATATGAGCCATCTAGGTTCTTTTCATACTCTACAGTATTGTAAACAGCTTTATTAGTTGGTTGTCCTGCAGTAACCATTTGATTAGTTTCGGCATTAGAACTTCTTTCAATAGGTAGTAAAGCAATAGTTACAGGAGCCTCAATCATGTTCTCTAACATAGTAGCATAAGCACCTTGTTGTAAGGTATACTCTTCTCTTTTAGAATACACTTTATCCTCTTCAGTTCTTTTTACTTTGTTGAAGTTTCTCCACTTAGTAGCAGTACCAGTCTTGATATCCACAATCATGATACCATCTTCTGTTGCTAACAATAAGTCAATCTCCCCAGCAATTCTATCTTTAGAACCATCAGGTCTTGTGATATCTGAGTCATAAACAACTAAATCTCTACCAATAAGATACATCTCACCAGCATCAACCATTCTTTTGATTTTAGTCAGGAAGCCTGTACTCTCATCAAATAAACTGTCATATGCTTCTTGGCTAATTAGCTTCTCATTAAACACAGGTTTAGCACCACTCTCTAAATAGTCTTTAGCAAGGTCAGCAAAGTTACCTGCAATTCTACCATCCTCAAAACTCTTCTCAGATATCATATCCATGATGATATCAAAAGTTGTGTGAGTGTTTATAGTTTCAGCCGGAGCAGTTGTTGCAGGCTGTTCTAAAGCAGCTAGTTCTGCATCATATTTAGTAGTATCCTGTTTAATTGTTACATACATTTTATCCCCTAATACAGGGCTAACAATAGTTACAACAGTCTTAAACCTTGAGCTAGTAGGACTTCTTTCTACTTTTTGTACTGTAATTATTGTATCATCAGTTAAATCTGGCCAATCCTCAAATAGTTTTTCATAATCTTCATCTAGTGGAAATTCTTCTTTGAATTCTTTAAAAGTCATTCTTCTACCTCCTGAAGAAACTCTAGTATCTCCAATCTTTGCTCCGTACTCTGTTACACTAATTATTACACCCTCTAGATCTTTTATAGAATTAGTTTGAGTTGTAGTTATTGTTTGACCTTTTGTGTTCCCTTTTTCTACAATTTCAGAAGATATTACTTTTGTAATTTTTGTTTCTGTATCAACTGGTGCAGCAGGTTGATCACCTTTTATTTTAGAATCAAGTTCAGCAAGCTTAGGATACAACTCAGCTCTCTGTTGGATTAGGTTCTGTACTCTTGTAGCATTACCATCTTCTTCAGCCTTTTCAATGTCAGCATTGATCTTATCAATTTGCTTGAAGATCTTGTTTTGATCTTTCTCAAGTTTAATTTGCTCAACAGTCTTGCCATTAAGTGACTTTAACTCAGCTTCAACTTCATCAAGAAGATCTTGATTCATTCCAGGTAAAGAGTCTGTTTCTAAAAGAGCAGACATCTGAGACATAAATGAACTTATAGACTTATCATTAAGACCTAACTCACCAATAGTAAGGTTAAATGCTTTCTCTACAGCTTGTTTACCTGTGTACTCATACTCTTCTTCAATAACATCTTGTATGGCATTAGTAGTTCTTCTGTGTACAAGACCATCAACACGGTATGCTTTTTCTCCAGCTTTTAATCCGGTTACTGGATCATCTGCTGTCAACAAGTATCCTGGCTCAACACCTTTCTGTGCTTCAAGAAGTTTTTGAATTTTCTTGATACCTTCTTTAATAACAGGTGAGAATCCAGCAAGTTGTCTTTTTTGGATAACAGTGTTTAGGGTTTTGATATCAGTCTTATAAGCTCTCTTAATATCTTTACCTTCTTCAATTTCTTCAGGAGTAGCCATAAGCTCATCCTTTTCCATTTCAGTAATTCTATCATTTAAGTTATCTCTGTATCTAATTAACTGAGGTAAAGTATAATCTTTAGTGTCAATATCTTCTCCTTCAAAAGTAAATACAGCATCCTCTTTTGCAACAGGTTTGTTTTGCTTATTGTATTTATCAAAGTATTGTTTGTTTTCCGGAAGTTTTGTCCACTCTTCAAACTCTTGATTGAATACCTCAGGATCATCATATAGTCTTTCCTTTTCTTCTTCATCAAGTGTTTCTACATAGTCAGTATATTTTTCATACAGCATGTTTCTGAACTCTTTCAAGTCTGCTGTGTTTAAATCAGTATTCTGATCTATCTCTTCAAACTCTGCTTCATCCTCAAGGATTTTCTTATCCTCATTGTAAGCATCTAAGATTGCATCTCTCTTTACTTTAAAGGCATCTTCAATCTTCTTTACTTCAGCTGGATTAGGTTGTTCCTCATAAGTAAACTTCTTAGCCTCTGTAAACCTAACTGAGATGTCTTCTAAGTCTACATAATCTCCTTCTGGACCCTCAAGTCTAACATCTCCATTAGCATCCTTATAATAGATTATAGGAGCTGTCATGTTTTTGTAAGACAGTTCTACATACTGCTCATTCTCAAGTTGGTCATAGACTTCATCAAAAGATAAGGTTTTGTTTTTACCTTTCTTTTTCATGTTCTCTCCATCAACTCTTACTTGCTCAGTAGGTAAAGCAGCTATAGCAGCTTCTTTTTCAGTCTCAAGGTCAGCCAGTTGTTTCTCATAATTAGCTTTTACTATACCTGTTTTTTTAGGTTTAGCTTTTGATTTAAGCTCAGCTCTTTTCTTAAAGAACTCTTCATATATCTTTACATACTCCGGGCTACCTTCTAAATAAATTTCTTGAGTAGTGTGGTTGTATATCTCTTTGGGAGGCATGTTGCCTTTACCTAAGTAAGCCAACATGTCTTCTTGACTCATTACATAACCCGCATCATATAACTTATTTAAGAAAGCATTATCTCTTACCTTACCTATCTCAGATGAAATAAGGTCTTCATAGTACTTAATTCTTTTGTTATACTGGTGATCCATCCACTTAGCATTTTTGGATACTAAGTCATAGAAGTTCTCAGGATTATGCAAATGGTCAATATACTTAGCTAAGCTTTGTCCTTCTTGACCAAGCTTGTAGTAATCCATTAACAATTCAAAGGCTTCATCCATGTCTCTATCAAAGACAATCTCTCCTTTATCCTTAGCTAGTGATTTGATGTAGTTGTTGTGAGCTTTTTGTAGGTTGTCAATAAAAGCTTCTTTCATTTGAGAATCATCTAATGAACCCATCTCTTGTTCCATTCTGTCAGCAATCTCTTCTGCAGTAGGTTCTCTTTTAAGTTCTTTAGTTAATTCAGCTTTGTACTCTTCAGCAAACTGATGTCTGTTGAAGAATAAATCAAATTTAGAATGTGCATCAGCATACTGTGATAGAACCTCTATCTTAGACTCAAGTGCTTTTATTTTCTTAGGATCTTTTGTAGTATCCATCTCCATCTGAAGTTCCTGAGCTGCTAGTGCAATCTCATTAACCATTTGATCTGGTTTGAATAAAAGAGCTCCTTCAGTGTAACCTGCTTTTTGTAGTTCAGTATTTGATAAATACTTTTCTTGGATAGCAACTCTTCTTCCCATAGCATCTTTAAATGCTTCATTGAAGAATACTAAGTTTTTAATGGCTGTGTGATGAGCATTGTAGGCAAGTACTTTTGCTTTATACTCATCAGAGTTTTCATCTAGACCAAGTGTTTTTGGATTTGCCGGACTTGGAAAAAGTTTTTCTCCTTTATCATAAGTATCATTGATACTATCAATTCTTTGAATTGCATTATCAATGCGTGCTCTATATTTGTCAGCATCTTTTACATCAATACCAATAGCATCTGCAAACTCTTCATCAGTAGCATCCTTTAATGATTCTAGCTTTTCTTTAAACAAATATGTAGAACCTGTACTTCTCATCAAGTCAATGCCTTGGATATAAGATTCCATCTCAGCATCTAAACCAGCTTTCTTACTACCAGAATTCTTTATCTTACTGATAAGGTCTTGAGCTCCTACATTAAAATGCACATCAGAGAAATGCTCAGCTAAGCTTTGGTTATTCAATTGCTCAATTAAACCCTCTGTTATATTCATTTGTGCATTCTTCCACTCAGCATAACCCTCTTTATCAAAGATTCTATTGTAGGAAGAACTTAGAAAAGGAACAGCATTGTTTAATGGACCGGCTAATGTACCCATGAATAAACCTGAAGCAAATGTCTCAGCACCTTGAGCACTGAACTGGTCTTTTAATCCATCATAGTAGTAATCTTCCTTAGGTTGTAAGCCTTGTTTAATTACAGCTTTGGAATATAAGCTTGCTTGTAGTGCCGGGCTTTTATATGAGTCAATATAATATCTTTCATTTGCTTGAGCAATCACCTCTTGCAAGTTCTCTTGGACACCTTCTATAAAGTTTGCTTTAAAGTAACCCACAGTATTTGCTACTGATTTGTAGATAGGGTCTTTTGTCCAGCCTTTTGCCCAAGTAGCAAGATTTCTTTTTTGGAATTCAAATGCTTTAGTAGCTTGGTTGTATATTACTTTACCAAGTTTACCAAAGTCTTTTGCACCTTCTTTTGCAGCTACTTCATATAGCTCATCTGTACTTGACTTAATGAAGTTTCTGATACCACCTCTTGGTCTAGTTACATTTCCAAAAGTAATTTTATTAGATACAAGAATGATACCTGTGTTAAGCATCAATGTTTCTAATGAAGCTTCCTTAGCTTGTTTTTCAATAGCAGCTAACTCTTGATTGCTAGGTACTTTATGATCATTAGCAATCCAGGCATCATTGTACAACTTGTCATATACTTTATTCTCAGTCATACCGGCCTCAAGTCTTGCTTCAGATAATGCCATATTGATATTTCTAATATCTCTATAGAATCCTCCTGCAGTTTTTGAGATCATTGCCAAGTCAGTAATATTATCTCCAGCTTTAAGAGCAGTTTTAATACCTGTTACAGCATCATATGTGTTCTCCAATGGATTAATAAACCTACCAACCTTTCCTAAAGTTGTACTTTCTTTAACTCCTTGCCATACTTTTCTGGCATCAGTTATATTATTTAATGCCTTCAAAGAATTTTTAACTGCAGAATAACCATCTGACATAAGGTCTAAACCCTTGATGGTAGTTTTTGCTTTGCGCAAATTATTCAGGGTAGCAGCAAATAAACTAGCCCCTCCTGTTGGAGCAGCTAACAAAGCTCCTGCAGCTTCTTCAAGAATAGCTTCACCAATAATACCTGCAGTGTAGCCAAAGTTCATAACAGTATTGTTTATGAATCCCATTGCACCACCTTTGCTAGATTGACCAATAGCCGCAGCCTCTTCATATAGTCTAGCATCTTCTAAATCAGCACTGGTAAAGTCACCAGTAGCCATAGCCATAAGGCTTCTTGGTCCTGATGTAAAACCACTTGTAAGCAATGGAACAAATGAATGAGTCATCATTCTTGAGAAGTCATCCCATCTTGTAGTTCTTGAGTTAAAGTTTGCTTCATTATCTCTAATAGGAGAGAAACCTACTTCATCAAATTTTTGTTGTCCATAAGCAGCATATCTTTTATAGAAAGCATTACCATCTGGGCCAGCATTGTAGCTATAGATTTTACCGTAGGCATTCTTATCTTGATTAGCCTGAAAGAAGTTATCTAAGTAAGCTTTGTTGGCAGCATTTATATCAGAAGCCTTTACATTCTTTTTGGGAATGCTGGAATTATTAGCAGGAGTTCTAACTAGATTCTGTCTAATATTTACATTCTGACGGTCTAAGTTTTGTACACCACCTAATGTAGGATAATAGTTCTCTGGCTTTGGAAACTCAATCTGAGGTGTTCTAGGAACGTTACCTTCAAATGCACTTAAACCTACTTGGTCAAGTATAGGACTATTAATACTTCCATATTCCGGACCTAGTGAATCCAGAGGGTTAAAGATTTCTTCTGCCATTAGTCAATGCGTGTAAAGTTATTGTACAAGTAACTATTCATTTCATCTGCTTGATCCATGTAACCATAGATCATTTGATCTCTGTTGCTTTCTAGATTTGTCCCATGATACACATTGTTACTCACATATGTAGCTTTCTCAAGAGTACCTTTCTCAGGGTTGTACTGTGGATAGGTCATAGTGATTGTATAATCACCTGTTCCTAAATCATTTTTCTCAATCTTGTATGACTTCATTGGATCACCACCAATGTTTTTATAAGTATAACCTTCCTCATGAGTATTTACATATGCTTGTAAAGGAGAATCAAATGAAGATCTGTACATCTGATTTTTCATTTTACTAGCATCCATCATAAAGCTCATACCATTTTGTATCAGAGCATTAGCTTGATCATTGGTTAAATAGTTGTCCTTACCTTTTGTTGATGATCTGTACTGATCAACCCACTCCCTATTTGGTTTAATAATAATAGCACCTTTATTACCTCTACCACCGGCAATTGGAGATACAGAAATAGTAAATAAACTTAACTTACTGTTTTTACCTTTTTGCATATCAGCCTTCATAGCATCAAGCAAGTATCTCATTTCTTTGTTTCTGTTCTTCTCTGTCCAACCATCATAAGCACCTTTACCTATTCCGTTAAAGGTAGCTCTATCAGATTGTCCGTTCCAGTCAAAGTTTTCTAAGTCTCTTACCACATCATAAAAGTGTGCTTTACCTGCACTGTTTCCTCTAGGATTAACTGTAATACTAGATACTTGTGTACTAGATAAACCAGTTCCAGGATCAACAGGACCTTTAGTAATTCTTACCGGAGGAGTTACAAGTTTTGGATTAGAATACGCAGCACTTGCTGCTTTTACTAAATCATCATAATTAATTTCTTTTTCAAATCCTGACTTAGTTTTTATAGTTTCTCCTGTTGTACCCATAGTAAGTGAACTACCACCAACATATGTTTGTACACCTGATGTGCGTTTTGACTCTAAATATTCTTTGGGAATATTTGCATAAAACTGTTCTCTGCTTCTTAAATTACCATTCTTATCATATAAGAATTCAGCATATTTAAAGTTCTGTCTTTTCAAACTTGCTTCAACAGCCTTAGCGGTATTTATTTTCCATTCATCACTACTCTTAGTATAGAGCATGTAGTCATGGAAGTTTGTATTAGCGGATCTTATGTCTTTATATAACTGAGTCTTCTGACCATTCCCGGCATTAAATAAATCAGTCTCTCTGTTTGCACCAACCCAAGCATTAAACTCATTTCTGATTTTACCCATGTCTTTTTGGCCAATGACATTTCTTGCCCACTGAGCACCATAGGTATTGTACTTATCTTTAAATTCTTTAAAAGTAATCTTTGGATTTTTTGAGTAACCAAGAATTTGACTTATCTCAGCATCAGTAATCTTACCTTCTTTTTGTGCTTTTTGTAAAGTAGCAAACATGGTTTTAAAGTACGGGTCAGCAAATTGCTCATGGGTCTGTTGGTCAATTTCTCTTGACTTGTTTTTCATGTTGTACTTATCCGTACTGGTACCAGTTTCTAATTGCTCATTGTGAACTTGATGTTGGTCCTTGTACTCTTTGATTTGTCCATTCTCATCTCTGTAGTGAGTACCGTTTTCTACTAAACCATCCTCATACTTTTCAACCTTAGCTAATTTGCTTTTGTAGTCAGCTACTCTTTTAGAGGAAGCTTCTCTAGCAGCAAGTAATTGCATACTATTCTTTTGCTTTTCATCTAAGATTGCAAATGGATTAGCTTCAAGGTCTACTTCAGAGTGTGTAGTTGCATAAGATACTGCAGCTTCATTTAAGTCTTTCTGCATTAGTAAGCTGGCCATACCATTGTCAACTTTCCATCTGAGTGATTTTAAATCTCCATAAGGATTAACAAAACCAGTTGTGGTAGTTGCAGTACTAGACTGACCACCATTTAATTCCTTTTGTTGTTCTTCAGCTCTTAATAATACCTTGTCAACAATCTCTTTGTTCATTTGGTATTGAGCCAACTGTTCTTTAGCAGCAGGACCTGCAGTACCATTTTTGATTTGGTTCTCAATATCCTTGATGTTAGTAGTTAAGACATTAGAACTTTGTTGAAGAGCTTTGTATCTTGCTACATTCTTTTCCTTAAGAACATTAAATGAGTCCTCAAGATACTTCATCTCTGCGGCATTCTCATCACCATTAAACTGAGCTGCATTTTGCACAGCATAGTCTTTTCTATCTACATACGCCTGTGTTTTATATACTGCCTGAACTGCAGGATCATTACCTAATCTTGCTTCAAATAATCTTTGTAAAGGTTCTGTAAGAGTTTCTCCATTCTTGGTCTTAACAATAAACTTACCGTTGTCTTTAAAGTCAATTCTTTCAATGGATAAGTCTTCTTTCTTAGCCATCTCATGAGCCTTCTCAACAACATTTATATATGGAGTATACTCAGCATTTTCAAATGACATTGCATCTTCAGTTGTAGCAGCTTTGAATTCCTTTTTCTTGTACTCCATTGCCCGCATACCATCATCCCAGTACTGCTTTCTTTCTGCTTCATCATAAGAACCTTTTAGTCCCTGTGCTCTTCCTACTTGATTGTTGAAGTTTTTAGTCCAGGCCATATCCTTCATGAGACCCTTGTCTTCATAGAAAGGTTTAAAAACTTGTGTTGCTTGGTCTACATTTTGTTCCAATGACAAGTCTAGCTGAGAAACTCTTTTAAGTTCAAACTCAGCATTTTTTAGATAGCCTTCTTTCTTCTCAACATTTTCATCTCTTGTTAAATCAGCATGATAGTATTGACCATACATTTTATTTAAAGCTTGCCAGTTGTTATCATACTGGGTCTGCTTTGTCTGCATGATATTACCATAAAAATTCAAGTCCGGTTGGAATGGTTGAAACTGTGGAATATAATCTGTTACGCCCTGGAGGTATGTACTCATTATAAATAAATTAAATTAGTATTATTTTTTCTTTTTCCTAAAATACGTCTTGATAATTCATATTTAGGAATATTTAAAATATTTGATGCAACTGCTAAAGATTCATACACCTCACCTGTAATTATATTTTTTATAGACTTTTTTTTGTGTGCATTAACAATATTAAAATCTATATCTTTTAATTTTTTTCTAGCTTCTATTAAATTTATCTTGCATTCTTCTGAAGCATTGTATATTTTACCAGCTTCAATACATGCTGGAGATGGTTTTTTACCTTTATTAATAATTCTTAATTTTTCTTTTGTTTTTTCAGAGTGAACAGACTTACCATTAGGATCTGTTGGTTTTAAATTATAACCAATTGATCTATCTAGACAATTAAGTTCATTAACCCAGTAGTGTTCTTTAAAATGTAAATCACTTATATCACATTTTTCAATTATTTCAAAAACAAAGTTTTCTTCACTATACTTATTCCATGCCCTTTGCAAATAACTATTATTATGTTTATCTTTTCTTAAATCATAGAGATGTCCATTTATTCTAGTTCTTATGTTAGATGCACAACCAACATATATCTTACCATCAGTTTTACTAGTAATCTTATATATTCCTGGACTTGATTGTAAGTACGTTGCCATAATGTGTTTTATCTATAATGTAAAAATATCAACATTTTTTAAGTTTACTAAACCTCTGAAGTTTAGAGGAATATAGGCCAGTCAGTGTAGATGTATCCAGCTTGAGTTTGACCACCTTTTTTACCTTTACCAAATTTTCTAGCCATCTCGGCTTTAATTTCTTCTGGAGTCCATCCTGCAGCTTTTAATGTATTTCTGTATTCAAGAACATCTGCATCTCTTTTACCAGGATCAACAGTTTTATCTGTAGGAGTGTAACGCACTTTACCTCCAGGGCCAGCACTAGTTTGATAGTCAGGATACATTTGATTCAAGGCATCTGTTTTCCATTTGTTTGTAACAGCAGTATTGTAAGCTTGTCTTTGATTAGCTCTACCTTGTGCTTTAGAATTATCAAACTGTTGGTTGGCAATAACATTCTTATCATAAACTCTATTAGCCATTTGTTGATTAGCCATAGATTCTTGATTTCTAATACCAACTTGATTTGCCTCAAACTGATTTGCTATACCAACATTCTGGTTATTTATTCTTGATAAAGTATCTGCAGCAGATCTTGCACCTTGACCTTGAATACCAGCTAATCTAGCATTCAAAGCTTGAGGTCCTGCAAATTGTGCAGCAGCTTGTGAAGCAATGTTAGCTTGTTCGGATTGTGCAGCAAGTTCTCTAGTAGGATCTAAGAATGTAGGTCTTGGTTCTTCAAGATCAACTCTTGCTTCCCAAGGCATATATTTCTTAAGACTCATTGTATCACCAAATGCACCCATAGTATTTACAGTATCCTGTAACCACCATTCTGGTTCTGGTTTTGGTGGTGCTGCAGCTTCTGAACCTACACACTCTTTACATGTTCCATCATCATTCTTTCCTGGATCAGAACCATCCTCACACTGACATGTTTCTACTTTCTTAGTACATGGTAAACATTGACCAGTTTTAGGATCCTTTTGTGCAACTTCTGGTGTACCATCAGCTTTAAGCATTGCTTTACCATTCTGATCAACACATGGGCATGGTTTATCTTCAGGAGATGGTGCTGGTGCTGGAGCTTGACCTGCTACATAGTTTATACGTTGACCTAGTGTAGTGTTAGTATTAGCATTATCAATACCAGTAATTGCTCCTCTTACTCCACCAACAGTCTCATCACCAACTCCTACTTGGAATTGACCATGTTGTTTAAACTCTGGTTTGTTAAGAGTATTTCTATAAGCAATGTATGCGGCTTGTCCTTTATAACCACCAGTAAAGTCTAAGTCAGATAATCCAGGTGTTTTGCTAATCAAGTCTAAAGCCTGTTGGTTAGTTCTACTACCTTTATTTTTCTGAGAAATTCTTTGATCTGTTTTAGCAGGGTCAAAACCAAAAGCATTAAGTCTAGCATTTCTTTCTTCTTGTGCTAGTAATTGCTCAAGCATTTGTTCTTTAGTCAGCTTAGCAAGTTCTGGTTGGTATCCTGAGTAAAGTTGTTCATTCTGTTTACCTTGAGTATAACTAGCTTTATCTGCAATGTCTTTTTTATACTCTTCATACATAGCATCAAGAAGCGCGGTATTACCTGTAAGACCAGATTTAGTATTCATGTAATCAATGTAAGCTTTCTTGTTACCATTCCATTTGGTTTCAATAGCTTTTAGATCATCTGCAGATAAGTTAGACTCAGTTAATCCACCATCTTGGTATCTTTTAATTGGTCTTGGTGTTCCACCATAAGCCATCTCATTTGGATTATTGTAGAAAGGAATACCATATCCACCCATCTCCATACCAAATGCTGCCATAGGAGCTTGTGCCATCATTTCAGGAGCCATTTGCATTTGCTCTTCTTGCATGCCTTGTTCCATTTCTGGTTGTGGCATTTGTTGCTCCATACCTTGTTGAGGTGCTTGTTCAGGTGCTTGTTGAGCTAACTCTGGCATAACTTGTTCTGGAGCAATTTGGTTTGCCTCCATATAAGGTTGTGCAATTACAGGAATACCTTGTGGGAATCCTTTCTTTGCTTCCTGCGCTAATGCAAGAGCACCAAGTTTCATGACATAGTTCTTAATCATTAACTCAGCAGTCTTTCTTGCAATCTTATCTGTATCCTGGTCCTGAAGTATTTGTCTATACTTGTTAAGATCATATTGTTTAGATAGTTCAGCAGGAGTATAACCACCTTTCTTTGGTGACTTGTTGAACATTTTCAATATGGTTGGGTCACTAATCTTCATTGACTGTGTATCACTGAAGATAAAGCTATCATCCGGTAAACTTAAAGGCACACCCCCACTATGGTGACGTGGACCTTTAATACCATAGAATGACGGCATCATGCTACCATCTATGTTACCAACTACAGTCTCTCCACCTTCTGCTTCTAGGTTAGCCTGTTCTCTTGGTACCGCTGTAAGATTCTTTCTTACTTCAGGTTTCTGCTGTCCTATATATGCATTATAGTCAGCTCCACCCATTGCCGGAACATCATTAGCCAAAGAACCTTTTACTTGGTATCCAGTTCTTGCTTTAGGTACTGATTTGATTTTTACTCTTCTTAACATAATATGGTTTAAATATATTCTACCTCTCCTCCGTTTGCTAAAAACTCATCTAGCTCATCATCAGTCATGTATACTTCTTGCCCTTCCACATAGCCACCATCTTCATATATAGATCCACCATACTGAGCTGATCTGCTATTCCAAGATTGACCTTCTTCATCCGGTCTGTATAATCCACTGTTTGTATCATAGTCTCCTCTATCACGGCTTGGATCAGATGCATATAAGTTATCTGCATTAAGATTGTCATACATCTGAGCTTCTTGTTTTCTACCAGCTAGTCTATCTATGATTCCTGTTGCACCTCTTGCAGCTGCATTAAAGCTGTTAAGGGCACCTTGTGTATCATTAACTCTAGACTTAGACTTATAATCTACAGTATATTCATCCGGTTGGTAATTAGCTTCAGCCTGAAGATCCTTTCTGCTTTGTTCAAACAACTGTTGACCAGCTGCCTTAGAACTAACAGTTGGTAATCTAAAGTCTTTATCTATGTCTACATTTGGTGCAGCTGGATTATTCTCCATACTTACAGATGTTTCTTTACCAAGCAATGCTTCATTTAAAGCTTGTCCACCAAATTGCTTAATAGTTTTGCTCTTTTGTTCCCAAGACTTCTCAAGCTTGCTCAATTCTTTATAGTACTGATCAAGTATGATTTGTCTTTTTACTTTCTTCTCAGCAGGAGAAAGATTCATCTTTTCAAGCTTATTATTAGATGCTTCAAGTCTACCATTTAACTTTTGTAGAGGTTGGTCATAGTAAAGCTTGTATGCAGCAATCTTTTTTTCATTATTATTAGCAGCAATGAGACGTTGTTTTCTAACTTCAAATGGTAAGTTCTGATAGTTTTCTTGATTAGCTTGTTCATCTGCTTTTTGTCTTGCAATAAATCTTGCTTCTTGTGCTGCTAATTCTTGTTTTTGTGCGGTAGTTAATGGTCTTGGTTTATTAATAGGTGCTACTTTTGGTTTAGCAGAAGTACGCACATTTGATTTTGGTGGAGCTACCGGTTGAACAGGTTGTGCAAATGGTAGATAGTAATCTTGTCCACCACCTACTGGTAAGTCAAATGGATTTACACCAGGTTGAATAAGTTCCGCAGGATAGTCCATTTCAGACCATGCACCCATATCAGTAGGAGGAGCAAGTTCTTGCAACCTTGCATTATAAGCTGCTTCAGGATTTTGAATAAAATTATAATCAATCATTCCTGGAGTAACTAAAGCAGTATTAGGATCATATGGTGTTGAGTCTCCCATATACTCTTGTGCAAACTGAGCTCTAGCTAAAGCATTTTCTTCTGCTGTTAATTGATCTTCTTCCGTAGCAAGTGGTCCTTCCATAGACATAGGTCCAAAGTCAGAAGTCATTCCACCTACAGGAATATTTGCTATCATATCTTGTGGTGCTCCCCAAGCTGCATCATCTTCAGGACTTTCTGAAAAACTGTATGCATTAAATTGTGTCATAGGAACACCTGCTGTACCCCAACCAGCATCATCATTATAATCTTCTATAGGTGACTGATATGCATTTGCTTGCTCTACAGCATCTTTTGGTGTACCCCATGTTGCAAAGTCTTCTTCTGTTGTTGGTGCACTTAAATCAGAAAAATTATAGGCATTGTTAGACACTGTTCTATCAAATGGAGCATCTATATTAATTGGGTCAAACTCAACATTAGTAGGATCTTCTTTATAAAGTTTTTCAAGATCTCTGTCTCTCTTTCTTTCTCCCTGTCTGATAGCTCTTTTAGATTTTGCTTTAAGGCCCGTAACATCAGTTCTTTGACCATAGCCCGCATTTTCTAAAGCTGTTTGTCTTGCTGATTTTTCCTCACCTTTAGTTTCTTTTGAAGTTTCTGATTGAGGAGTTGTTTGAGCTACTGTAATTGGTCTAGCTGCAAGTTTTCTATCATCTGGATTTCCTGATGGATTATTGTCATATGTAACAGTATATCTTTTTGGTTTTCCAAATAGACCTTCCTTAGTTACTTTAATGTCTTTTATAACAGCATTAGGATTGTATCCTGGAATACTTGTCAATGGATTTCCGGTAACTCTATCATAAGGACCCTTTACCATTTGTGAGGTATAGTATCTCTGCGGCATATTAGCCGGTAAGTATTGTTGTATTAATGCTCTAGCAGCACCACCACGTTGTGCTTCTGGCATGTATGCATCAGTAGTATCTTTTGAATACACGTCATCAATATCACCTTGAGTAAGTTCAGGAATAGATATATCATCTCCACCTCCCATAAACTTCTGTAGGTCACCATAAGCATTTACAAATGGATTGTCTACTGAACCACCTAGCTCATTATTTTGAATAAGTCTAGAATTCTTTTTTAAATAGTCATAATTTTTATCACCTTGTTTTATAACAGCTGTAGCTTTATTTGAGATGGTACCATTAGCATTTTCTTTCAACTTAACAAAAGCACCATCAGCTCGCATTCTGTATATGTAGCCTGGTTTATCTTTTAAAGTATAATAGTCAGCTCCTTTACCTTTACCAGCATTTAGTTTGCTTAATATTTCTTTGTTTTTAACTTCTTTAGAATCCCCTTGAGATTTTTCTATAAACCATGTATTAGAATCTTTCCAATATAAATTATCATCCCCAGGTAATTTTATAGTTTGCACATCATTAGGATTAGCAGCAGCTCTTTTAGTAAGCTCTGCCATTGTAGGCTTAGGTTTTTCTGGTGCAGGTTTAGTGTAACCAGCAATGTTTTGCTGAACATTTGTTAGACCTGGTGTAAAATCAATACCTGGAGTAGCAGCAACTTGTTGTCTTGGAGCAGGTGGTGGTGTTACAGGAGCAACAGGAGGAGTCACAGGTGCTACTGGAGCAGTAACTACTGGAGCTGTTGGACGTGGAGCTACTGGAGCAGCAGGAACTGTTGCAACTGGAGTAGTTGCCGCAGCTGGCGTAGCAGCAGGAGCAACAGGATTAGCAGCAGCAGAAGGTGTATCAGTATTTACAGTTGCTTTAGCAGCAGCTTCACTACCTGTTTCTTTAGCTACTTCTTTAAGTGCTTCACTGTTAACCACATTCTTTACATACTCAGTCTTAACTCTGGCAGGTGTTCTAGTAACTTTGGTACCGAATCCATATCCATAGTTAGCAGCCAACATAGGGTTACTAGCTAACTGTACTAATGGTTTATCAAACTCAATAGTATATTCTCTTGCGCCACCAAATAATCCGGATCTATGTACATCAAACTTAGATACAGGTCCAACATTACCAACAGGTAATCTCTTTAATGTTCTTTGGAGTTGTCTAACAGCTCTTCTTTGTTCTCTTGGCATTCCTCCATATTGAGCTTGATCCATACCCATCTCATTCTGAGGTATGAATGCACTCAAGTCAGGTTGTGCTACTTGTTGTTGATGCATTGCCATCATCTGGTCATACTGTTCTTCAGCTTGTTGTTTTGCCAAAGACATATTACCTTCTTTCTTAATGGAGCCAATGAATGCATTCAAATGGCTTTTTCTTAGGTCTGCACCTCTTGGGTCAGCATCATTAGATTCTACTTCTTGGTCTCCGCCTAATTGCTTTTTAACAAGCTTTAGTACAGAGTTTACATAACCTTTTTTAGTTTTATAACCACCCATTCTAAACTCAGATGGATCTACAATAGGTTGTGTGTAATCTTCAACTTCTTCTTCAGAAACAATTTCTTCAGGAGCTTGCCATGCAATATCTGCAGCAGAGTTAGTAAACTGTTCTTCCATATTAGATGGTAGATAAGCTTCTAGTCCTGGGAATTGTACTTCATATCTATTTTCCCAACCAGTTTCTAATCCTTCAGCAGCTCTTGGCATTCCACCATACTTGACCATGTCCTCATCTTCCAAGTCTGTCAGATCTTCATCATCTTCTTCAGCTAGATCATTATGCATAACCATCTTAGTCATGGGTTCTGCAATCTGTTCTTCTACAACTTCTTGTTGAGCTTGGGCTGGATCAGTTTCTTCATCTTCATCTGGTTCTTCCATTTGATTCTCAAGCATTGTATACACAGCTTCTACATACTGGTTTGCCTGCATCATATCAACACCCATGACATTTACCAATTTAGCTACAATAGCTTCTTTGGGAAGATCATTTGAAATGTCCTGTGTAATTGCTTGAACAAGTTGTTGTTCATTCATTTGAGTTGCCTGTGCTTGTTGCGCTCCGGGATAACCAAGCATGTCAGCAGAAGGCTGTCCACCTTCTTGTGCTTTATACAATCTTACTCTTCTCTTTTCCATGTAATAGGCTATATATTAAATATAATAAATTTTAATTTAGCAGATAAACTTGATAAGTTTAGTACTCCTCTACTATCCAACCACCTCTTCTGTACTCTTCTATTTCTTCTTCAGTTAGTTCTGCTTCAAAAGCTGGAGAAACTTGTTTGTAGTTTTCTGCAAAGTATTCAGCATCTTCTGGTTTATCAAATCTTATAGCTTCATTAGAATCCGG